GAGAACAATTTTGGTCGTCGTATTTTTGAAGCATACGCCGCAGAATTTGGCGCCACTCATCTCAATGAGAACGCTGAAATCCGCAAATTGCGTGATACAATCGCTTCAAAAGATCAGAAATTGGCCGAAGCCATCCAACTCACCGAGAAAGCAAAAGTTCTCGTTGAAAACAAGGAACGCGAGATTCGCGTGATCAAGGAATCCAATGAACGTGCAAACGCCATGGAAGAATTGCTTGCTCCTCTCAATGAAGAGAAGCGAGAAGTCATGAAGAATCTGCTCGAAAACGTCCAAACGACCCGTCTCAAGGGCGCTTTCGAAAAATATCTACCAGCTGTGTTAGCTGACAATCGTCCTGCGAAAGCCCGTAAAGTGATCGCAGAGAGTGTTAGTGAGGTAACTGGTGATAAATCTGCAAAGGTTGTAGCGGAAGAAGACACTGCTTCTAAGAGCAATGTAATCGACCTCAAACGCCTAGCAGGGCTTTAATTCTTAGGAAGGAAGAAGGAGACATTATGTCACAAGAACTATTAGAAAGCCGTTGGGACGAGACCAAAGAAGCCCTCATGGAAGGTTTGAATGGTGCTCGCCGCAACACAATGGGTGTGATCCTCGAAAACACCCGCAAGTATTTGAAAGAGAACGCAAGTGCTGGTTCCACAGTATCTGGTAACATCGCTACATTAAACCGTGTGATTCTGCCAGTTATCCGACGTGTCATGCCAACTGTTATCGCTAACGAGTTGGTTGGTGTTCAGCCAATGACAGGTCCTGTAGGCCAGATCCACACTCTGCGTGTGCGTTATGCTCAGTCATTGACTGACAATTCAGCTGCCCAGACATCCGTTACAGCAGGTGAAGAAGCACTCAGCCCATTCAAGATCGCTCAGGCTTACTCCACAGTGCCAGAAAACCAAGGTACAGCCACCACTTATACTGGTGCCGCTACTGCTACCCTCGAAGGCAACGGTGGTAAGCAAATTTCTGTGCAAATCCTGAAGCAGGCTGTTGAAGCTAAAACACGCAAATTGCAAGCACGTTGGACATTTGAAGCTGCTCAAGATGCACAAGCCATGCATGGTATTGACATTGAAGCAGAAATCATGGCAGCTCTAGCGCAAGAAATTACCGCTGAAATTGATCAGGAGATCCTCCTGTCACTCCGCACTCTTGCATCAACAGAGTTTACATACAACCAGGCTACTGTATCAGGCACAGCCACATTCGTTGGTGACGAACATGCCGCATTGGCAGTTTTGATCAACCGTGTTGCTAACTTGATCGCTCAGCGCACACGCCGTGGCGCTGGTAACTGGGCTGTTGTATCGCCTGCTTCATTGACTGTTCTTCAGTCTGCAACAACATCAGCTTTTGCCCGCACCACAGAAGGCACATTCGAAGCACCCACAAACACCAAGTTTGTTGGTACATTGAACGGCGCTATGCGTGTGTTCTGCGACTCCTATGCCGCAGATACAACACCTGTGTTGGTTGGTTACAAAGGCGCAAGCGAAACAGATGCAGCCGCGTTCTACTGCCCATACATCCCATTGATGTCAAGCGGTGTCGTGCTGGATCCAAGCACATTCGAACCAGTCGTATCATTCATGACACGTTACGGCTATATCGAACTCACAAACACAGCATCTTCGTTCGGTAACGCCGGCGACTATGTTGGTGAGATTGCTGTTTCCAACTTGTCATTCTCCTAATCCGTCGCGGAAAAGGAAAAAACAAAAACCCGCTTCGGCGGGTTTTTTGTTGGCTATAAATATTGTCATGATTGGCAAAGTAAACATTGGGTTGGGAACGCCGACCATCCGACCACAAGCACCCATAGGTATTTCCATTGGTCATGTTGTTGTCAAACCTTTACCACCACCGGCCAATCACAGTCTGATAGTTAAAACATCATAAGTATTGCGATGCAAGATCTGCATTGGCGCTACAATTTCAACACTGATCAGTTTGACTTTGTTGAAAACAATCCTCACCAGCACTATGAACCGTTGTTGAAACAGGTCCATCGTCCAACCTTGGTCATTGACTGCAATCTAGTCAAAGGTCAAGACATAGAAAATTACGTAAAGACAGTGGTTGATCGGGCCAACGCCGCTCGCATCAGATTTGAACAGATCATATTTGACGGCACGCAAGATCCTGTCACAGACTATCAAGACAAGTCTATCATACTGGATAACATCGCTGGTGAATTCCGTATACCTTGTTTTTTTGGTTTGAGCCAGTTTGATCTCACACAGCATCAACATCTTAAAGAAATAAACTATCCTAGTTGGTTATTTGTTTTCAAAAAACAATCACTGCCTCACGAGTTTCCGGGCCATGATAGAACACATGCATTCTCCTGTCTCAATCGCAATCCCACGTTCCATCGTTTGGTGTTCTATACCATGGTCAAAGATCTTGGACTGCTGGACAAGTTTATCTATAGCTTCTATGATCGCTGCCCCTACCAGGGACATCTAATTACTGCATATCAATATCGTGGATTGGCCAATCTCGTAGGTGATGAACTGGCACAACGATGCATCACAAACATACGAGATTTTCCCATAGCATGGCAAAGCGAGCCTCTGGGAGCAAACGATCATTCATTGGCACATCCAGCCTATCAAGATGCATGGTGCAATGTGGTAACAGAGACATCAGCTTTGATCAGTTTCACCAGCGAAAAGATCTGGAAACCCATTGCTGCCGGGCAGTTATTCCTTGTGGTTGGAGCACCCGGAACCACTGCATGGTTGAAACGACTGGGGTTTCATGTTTTCTGTGATGACTATGATCTCAAACAGAACTTCAGCAGTAGGTTACATCTCGTGGCCGAAGTGGTCAATCAACATCACGCAGACACACGCGATTGGTGGCATGCCAATCGTTTTCACATCGAACACAATTTCCATTGGTTCCATTCGGGCAACGTGGAACGACAGATCCTGGCGCCGGTGGTAGCCTTGCTTAATGGCGAAAGATCATAAATACTCTTACACAACGCAATTCAGCGTTTTATGCAGGCATTAACCCCCTGCGTAGCGGCTAGAACCCGCATTGGGCTTCTTTAAGGAGAAAACAAAATGGGACGTCCTCTCAAAATCAAAAACATCTCGGAAACGAGTTACAACTCTTCAACTGGTGCTAATCCTGGTGTAGACATTGGCTTCAATCCATTCTCAGCATTGACAGCACCTGTGGTTCCAATTGGCTTCACACCTGGTTCGGCCACTGAATATGAAGGTGTGGTTGGCGGATCCAATACTGTGGATTCAGCAAACTATCCCACTGTAAAATGCCGTGTGCGTATCACAGGTTTTGCCGAAGAAGATGGTTACATCATCACACAAAAAGGTGCACACAAATTCTTGGTTGGTGGCACGACCGCTCGCACAGCATTGGTATCGGGCACAGCGTATCGCATCACTGTTGTTGGCGACACCGATTGGGCCGCTTACGGAGTCACAGGCACCCCCACAGTGGGCGGAATTTTTACTGCCACAGCCGCGCTTGGAAACACTGGCACAGGCCGCGTGAATGCAGTTGGTGTTTGCATCCTAGCCGACGAAGCCGATACATCATTGAGCGCAGGCAACATGAACATAACATTTACATTAAACGACTCTACTGCTCGCCGCATCAGCAAACTCACCAATAAGTTTATACTGGACTTTACAGGTGGATCTACCTATGCTGCCACCAGCGTAGTCAACGATTTGCGTTATGCTGCCAACTTCTTCACAGACGAAGGCACAGTGATCAAATCAGGAACCAATGGCACTACTTTAGATCTTGGCATCGTAGAAAACTACAACAGCTAAAATACCTAAGGCTCGGAAATCCTCCCTAGATACATACAGGGAGGATTTTTTATGACCACAGTATTTGTTTTGGGCAATGGCCGCAGCCGCGAACCCATCGACCTTGCACAATTGAAAACACACGGGCCAGTGTATGGATGCAATGCATTGTATCGCACGTTCACACCTGATGTGCTGATAGCCACCGATCGTCCTATCGCCACGGCCATACAAGATTCGGGCTATGCCAAGAAGCATCGTTTCTACACCCGCAAACCTCTGCCTGAAAGCGGTGCGCATAGATTGGACAGCAAGTATCAGGGATTCAGTTCTGGTCCCAATGCAGTGGCCTTGGCTTGCCTGGACGGATATCACTGCATTTACCTGTTGGGATTCGATCTTGGAACCACCAACGGACAGTTCAACAATCTCTATGCTGACACGCAGTTCTACAAAAAAAGCCAGGATCCGCCCACATTCAGCGGCAATTGGGTCAAACAGATCACACAGATTTGTGGAGATTTTCCTGCCAGAGAATTCATACGGGTAGAAGGCCTGCAATCCGCTCGTGTGGCCGGTTTTGACACAGTGAAAAATCTGCGTAGCATGCCAATTTTGGAATTTCAAACCCTGCTAAATACAGCAAAAGGGCAGATATGACCAGTTACAAACGCATCGACGGCGATTACTACATCCAGACCATTGATCCTCCCACACAGAAGGTCTATATCGACACGGATACCACTGTGAGCGGAAACTTGACGGTGCAAGGTAATTTGACCTATATCAATGTGGACGAACTCAATGTCAAGGATCCCTTTATCCTGGTCAACTCGTCCAACACAGGCACCTATTCATCCAATTCTGGTCTGCTCACGCACCGCACAGCATCAAACTTTGCGGGTATTAGATACAACAATACATCTGCTCAATGGGAACTTAGTTCCTCTACCGACACCACTGGAACCACAGGATCGTGGACGGCAATATCCACTGGGGGAACAGTGACTCCGGGTGGTGCCAACACTGCGGTGCAATTCAATGACGGCAGTGGCGCATTTGGTGGCAATGCCAATCTAACATTTGATCGCGCTACCAGCCGATTGACGCTGACTGGAACCGCGGCCCTGGCCTATCAATCTGCTCCACCAACTAGCGTGGCCAATACTGCTACCATGGTTGCCAATACACCGGGCAGTGGTGGAACTGGTATCTACTTTACCAATGGCAGTGATCAGGATGAGTTGATCAGCAAAAGCAAAGCCATTGTTTTCAGCATAATATTCTAAGGAACAGATCATGACCATAGCAGTAGGAAACGTAACAACAGCAGCCGGTAACATATACACCAGTTCGGGCAACACGGCCATCACATTCTTGAGTTTCACAAACTATTCAGCCGGCAATGTGGTTGCCAACGTGTATGTGGTGCCCAGCGGTGGCTCAGCCGGCAACAGTAATACTATATTGAGCCAACTGTTGATCACTGCCAACGACACCTATCAATTGTATGCAGGCAGTGAAAAACTGCTGTTGGGTCCGGGCGATACAGTGCGGGCCAATGCTAATGCCAACAACGCCATCACCACAGTCGCAAGTTTCACGACTATCTAATGGGTTACTTTGTCAAAAATCGTCAACTGCAAAGCGGTAGTTCCAGCATAGTGGTTCCTGCTGGCGATTCCAGCACACGTCCCACAGCACCGGTTTTTGGCAGTTTCCGTTACAACACAGACATAGGCACGCTGGAATTTTTCAACGGTTCTGTGTTCCGCCCCGTGGGCATAGGCGGAGAACTCAATGTAGATGTCTACAGCGACACTGGCGATGGATCTACGCTTACATTTAGCCTTACCAATACCACGGCAATTTCAGCCAATGATCAAGTCATTGTGTTCATAGGTTCTGTGTATCAGCAACCGGGCACCACATACTCTATCACAGGCGGTGGCTATGACATCACTTTTACTTCGGCTCCGCCCGATGGCGAGCCCATAAACGTCATCAGGAGCGTGGTCGCACCCACACAACCCTAAGCCCATAAATAGTAAAAAGGGCTATCAATGGCAATATCTCGCATTTCCGGCAATATATTGCAGGACAACCTGCAACGTGGTGCCAATCTCAGCATCCAGGGCAACCTGATCTACTTTGACGTGACCAACAGTCGTGTTGGTATTCGCACCACCACCCCTCAGGACGAGTTCAATGTCATAGGTGTGGCCAATGCATCCAACGTTCGCATTACTTCGGCCACGGCCAATGGTGTGTTCTATGCTGGCAATACAAAGTTGGCTTTAACTAATTCTGGATTTACCTATGATGGCACCAATGTAGCCGTCACTGCGAATTTAACTGCCGGCAATTTGATATCCACCGGCGCCGTGATAGGCAATGTCAGCATATCTGGCAATCTGGTAGTGGCCAATTTAGTGGTGCAGGAGTATCTCACTGGCAACATCGTTAACATTTCAAACACAGTCACCGTGGTCGGCAATGTCACAGGTGGCAACATCGTGTCCAATGGCATAATACAAGCATCAACTGCCAATGTCACAGGTAACGCAGCCGTAGGCAACATACTCACCAACGGATATTATTATGCCAATGGCGCTCCGATTGATTTACAACAGCCTGCTGGTGCCAACACCCAGATACAATACAATTTCAACAGTGATTTTGGTGCATCAGCTAACTTGACCTATGATCAGAACACAGGCATTTTTCAAGTTGGTTATGGCAACAATGGAATAATTCAAACTGATATATTGAATGTAACCGGCAATGTCACCAGCGGCAACATACAAGC